AGGCCATGGAAGTGAAGGCGAACCCGTTCCTGCTGATGACGCAGGATCAAACCCGCTTCCACGCCTTCCGCCGCACCGGCGCCGCCGTCGTGCAGCCGGCCGCTCTCCGCAAGCTCAAGATGGCGACCGCCTAAGTCGTCGCAGCCATTCAGGCCGCGGCGCGAGTCGTCGCGGCCTTCCTCATCAACAGATCAAGGAACCCGCGAATGTCGTTCTCCTCCACCATCAAGACCAAGATTTATATCGGCACGACCAAACCGGCCGCCAGCGTCAGCGACTACACGTCCGACACGTTCACCCAGATCAAGGGCCTGACCGACATCGGCGAGTTCGGCGATGAAGCGGAGGAAATCCGTTTCACGACCATCGAAGACGGCCGCGTCAACAAGCTGAAAGGCTCCGCGGACGCCGGCAACTGGGACGTTGAGGTTGCCCGCGACGGGACCGACGCCGGCCAGATCGCTCTGCGCGCCGCGTCCAAGGCCGACGGGATTTACAACTTCCATGTCGAGCTCGTCGACGGAACGGACTTCTACTTCCGCGGCAACGTCATGGCGGCCAAGAACGCCTTCGGCTCGAATGACGTGAACAAGCAGAAGTTCACGGTCGGCATCACTTCCGAAGTTCTCGAGGTTGTGGCCGCCTAATGCGCCTCGCCGAGACCATCACCATTCGCCTGGGCGAGCGGAGCCTCGAGCTTCGCCCGACCCTGCGCGCGGCCATGCGGCTCGAGCGTGCGCATGGGCTCGAGAACCTCGGCGAAAAGCTCCTCGACCTCCACGTCGGCGCGATCTCCGACACGATCTCCGCGACCGCCTACGGTCCGTATGAGGCCGAGGAAATCGCGGCGCTCATCATCTCCGGCGGAATGGTCGACACGGCCATGCAGATCGCGCCTGCGCTCGTCGAGCTCCTCGAGGGCCTCGCCGGGATTGATCCCGACGCCGAGGAGCTCCCGGCCGCGACCAAGGCCGACGAGAAGCGCCCGAGCATCGCCGAGACGCACCGCACCCTGTTTCGGATCGGCACCGGCAAGATCGGGTGGACGCCGGAGCAGGCCCTCAACGCGACGCCGCTCGAGATCGTCGAAGCGTGGAAGGGCCGCCTCGAGCTCCTGCGCGACATCTTCGGCGGCGCCGAGGACAAGCCCAACGACCAGGACCGCGCGGCCACGGCCGACGACCGCTTTGCCTCCGGCATCCGCGCGCTCGGCACGAAGAAGGTGGTGCGCGTCCAGCGCAACCAAGCAATCACAGAGAATTGGAGCAATGAAAATGCTTGATCCGTTCAAGGGTTACGCCAACAATCCTTATCCGGTCTTTGATAATGTCCTAGAGACCGCACCTTCGGATAGTCAAGACTTGCCGATTGTTGCCTCGTGCCTCTACGTCGAGCCTGTCACGAACGGCATCCCCGTCGAAGTGAAGGTGACAACGGCAGGAGGCCAGGACTTCACTTTCCGCACGCCCGGCGGCGAGTTCCCGCTCCTGCGCGTGCGCAAGGTATGGGCGACCGGCACCACGGCCGCAGCCGTGTGGGCCTTCTGGTAGGCCATGCCGTCCCGTCCCGCCCGTATCTGCGCGTGCGGCCATCGCGTTGCCGGTGGCGCTCAGTGCGCGTGCCAGGTGAAGGCCGAGGCCGCCCGCAATGCCCGCGCCGAGGCCAACCGGCCGAGCGCCCGCGAACGCGGCTACGGGACGAAGTGGGACCGTGAGCGCCCCGGCTACCTGGCGGCGCATCCGACGTGCGTTCGTTGTGGCGCCCCGTCCAGCGTCGTCGACCACATCACCCCTCACCGCGGCGACATGAAGCTCTTTTGGCGCCGCTCCAACTGGCAGGCGCTCTGCCGCTCCTGTCACTCCCGCCACAAGCAGCGCGAGGAGCGCGCGCAATGACCCTCCCCACCTTTCACCCGCCCGTCGCACCCTCGCCCGGCACGTCCCGCCGGCAGGAGTTGAAGCTTCTACGTGCGGACTTCGGAGATGGATACTCTCAAGTTGCACGCGACGGCATCAACCACATGCGCAAAGTCTACGACGTGAAGTGGGAGGTTCTGACGCAAGGCCAGGCCGCCGCGATCACTGCGTTCCTCGAGGCGCGCGGTGGCACCGAGGCGTTCCTCTATCGCCTTCCGTTCACTCCGGCCGAGCTCAAGTTCACATGTGAGGAGTGGAACCAGACCGACGCCGCGGCGGGACTGTGCAGCCTCACCGCCACCTTCCGCCAAACCTTCAACCTGGCGGACTAGCCATGATCCTCACCGTCGAAGACGAACGCAAACCCATCACCGAATGGGCCGAGGATTTCGGCATCCCGTGCAGCCTCATCCGCTCGCGCCTCCGTCGTGGGTGGAGCGAGGAGCGCGCCGTCACCGAGCCGATGATCGTTCGCCGTGGGGAGAAGCTCCCGGCCGACGCCGCGGTCGACCAGGCGCCCAAGCCGCGCGTTATCGTGGCGGCACCTGTCGCCCTGCGCGTAGCGCCACCGTGCGCGTCTCGTCCTTCAATGCTCCGGCGCCAAACGAAATTTGGACCGGAAGCGCGTCGCTTGGATCACAACGGCCTCTCTCTCACCGTTTCCGAATGGGCCGAGCGTCTCGGCATGACCACGGCGGCCATATACGCCCGCCTCAGCAAGGGCGCTTCTGTTGAGGAGGCGCTCACGCCCGGCGACCAGCGCGGCCCCATCTCCAAGCCTATCGAGTGCAACGGTGAGGCGCTCACCATGGCGCAGTGGGCCGAGCGCACGGGCATCTCGCCACTGACGATCAGGAGCCGCCTTCGGCTTGGTTGGCCCCTCGAGCGCGCCCTCACCGAACCCTTGCGCAAAGACATGCCGAAAGCCGAGCGTTCCCGAAGGCCGAGAGCCGAGCGGAAAGCCAGGCGCATCAACTTCGACGGGCTCTCCCTCACCTGCTCAGAGTGGGCCGAGCGCACGGGCATCGCCTATCACACGCTCAAGCGCCGCCTTCAAAACGGGTGGTCCGTCGAGCGCGCCCTCACTGAGCCGACGCACACCAAGTGTGGCCCTGCGCCGCGATTGATCGAGCTCAACGGCGACAAGCTCACGGTGGCCGAATGGAGCCGACGCCTCGGCATCCATGAGGACGCCCTCCGCAACAGGCTCATCCGTCCCGGATGGACGCTCGAGCGGGCTCTCACGACCGGCAGCGGCCAAGGGAAGCGGCACCTCGAACTAGCAGCCTGACGGGGGGGTGGGTCCGACCTAGGGCTCTCGAGCGGGGACCAGTGCGGGGAGTCGCCTTCGCGTTTCCTCCGAATTGGGGAAATTTTCTGAAACCAAAAATCGACAGGTAGCACCACATGCCAACTATTGAACTCGAGGAGGTGAAACGACACCTCCGCATCACCGACACCACGAACGACGCCCTCCTCGGCCAAAAGCTCGAGGCCGCCGAGGAGCATGTCGCCGGCTTCATCGGCGGCCCCCTCGTCGTTGACGGGAAGGTGCCGGCCGGCATCCGCGAGGCCGTGTTGCAGCAGACCGCCAACCTGTTCGACGGCACGCCGGTCGACCTGGGCGGCCTCCTCGCCCCCTATCGCTCGTGGGCCTTCTGATGGCTCGCTCCCCACAACTCGCCCGGCTCACCCGGAAGCTCAACGCCATCCCCGAAGCGGTGCGTGAAGCCGTCGCCCCGGCCCTGCAAAAGTCCGGCGACGAGATCGCCGGCCACATGCGCCACCTCGCCCCGAAGGACACGGGCGCCCTGGCGGCCTCCATCACGGTCACGCCCGGCGGCTCCTCGACGCCCGCATACAGCCAGCCCGGCGGCTCTCAGGTGGTGCCAGTGGGAGCTGTGGCAATAACGGCAGGCAACGCAGACGTGCGTTACCCCCATCTCCAAGAGTACGGGACGACCGAGGCCGCGGCGCAGCCGTTCTTCTGGCCCGCCTACCGGCTCCTCCGGAAGCGCACCGGCACCCGGATCAAGCGCGCTCTCGGCAAGGCCGTGCGCGACGGGTGGCGCTCATGAGCGCGCTATACGTCCAGCGTGCCCTAGGAGCCCGCCTGGCGGCGTTTGCGCCCCTCACGGCTCTGGTAGCCCCGGCGAACATCGTCGACCGCCACGGGGCTCCTACGGCGTTCCCGTCCGTCATCCTCGGCGAGGCGCAAGAGACCGACGCCGAGGTGTCGTTCGACCGCCGCCACATGCGTGTGTTTTTGACCATCCACGTTTGGGATCGCTCGCCAAGCACGGCCAGCGTCAAGCGGATCGCCGACGCCATCCGCGACGCCGTACGCGCGAACGACCTGGCGCTCGACGCCGGCCGGCTCCTCGACCTCCGGCAAACCAGCAACCGCATTCTGCGCGATCCCGACCAAGTGACGTCGCACGCGGTCATTACGCTCGAGGCGCTCGTCGAGGAGGCGCTCGCATGATCGATGCACGCAAGCTCGACCGCTCTATCACCGTGGAGCGCCGCACCACGACCCTCAACGCCGACCGCGAGGAGGTGACGGCCTGGGCGCCGGTCGCGACGCTGGCCGCACAGCGCCTCGAGAACGGATCGCGCGAGTTCGCCCGCGCCTACGGCGAGGCCGAGGAGGGATCGGCCGTGTTCCGCATCCGGTTCACGCCCGGCATCACCGTCGCCGACCGCATCGTGTTCGACGGCGAGGCCCTCGAGCTCGTCGAGGTGGTCGAGATCGGCCGCCGCGCCGGCATGGACCTGCGCGCCAAGGTGGCGCGGGCCTAGCCATGCGCGGGACCAAGCCGAACCTGGCCGCCGACCCGAAGGGCATGGGTGCGATCCCGCGCCCTTCCCCGTGGTTGTCGAAGGACGCCAAGGCGGAATGGCGCCGCGTGGTCCCGCTCCTCGTCGAGCGCCGTATTCTCACGGATGCGGACCTCGGCACCCTCGAGCTCTATTGCAACGCGCGCGGCGTGGCCTTGCAGGCGCAACGCGAGCTCGCCGCATCGGGCCTCGTGTTCGTGACAACCTCCGGCCAAGTGAAGCGCAATCCGGCCGCCGGCATCGTCGCCGAGTTCTCCGGCCTGGCCCTGCGCCTGGCGGCGGAGCTCGGCCTAACGCCCGTCTCCCGCTCCCGGCCCGCGATCCGCGACGACGAGGGTGACGACGAAGACGAGGCCCTTGGCCTATGACCGTCGACACCTTTCCGCATTGGGTTTTCGACACGTCGCCCCTTCCCGATCCGCACGGGAAGGGAGAGGCGGCCGTTCGCTTCCTGCGCGCCCTGCGGCACCCGAAGACCGGCAGGGCCTTTCAATTGGATTTGTGGCAGGAGCGGATTGTTCGAAGAATTTTTGGCGACACGCTCCCGGATGGCACGCGGCGGATCAAGTCCGTTGTGATGCTCGTGAGCCGCGGCGCGAGGAAGACCAGCCTCGCCGCCGCCCTGGCGCTCCTGATGACCGTGAACACCAACTTCCGGGTTCACGCCGGCCAGGTGGTCCTGGCCGCCCATGATCGCGAACAGGCCCGCATTGGTTTCGAGGAGGCGACCGGCCTCGTCGCGGCGAAGCGCAAGCTCGCCTCGGCCGTGCGCGTGCGGAACAACAAGTCCGAGATCACGCACACCCGCTCCCGCGCGACCCTCAAGGCTGTCTCGTCCGACGCCGCCGCGCAGAACGGCCGCACGCCCAACTTCGTCGTGTTCGACGAGGTTCACGCCTGGAAGCGGCGCGACTTGTACGACGTGCTGCGCACCGGCTTGTCGAAGTCCGAGAACACCCTCTCCGTCGTGATCTCGCAGGCAGGGCGCGGCCAGGAAGGGATTGCGGCCGAGGTGTTCGACTACGCCCGCCAGGTGGCGCGCGGCGAGGTGGTCGACGAGGGCACGCTCCCGATCCTGTTTGAGAACCCGCCGGACGCGGACCCCTTCGACGAGGCGACCTGGCACCGGGCGAACCCCGGCCTCGCCCTCGGCTA